ACTTGGCAAAATAACGCTTTAACAGTCCTACCAAATGGATCAGATAAAATTGGTGGAGTAAATGCAAATGTTATTTTAAATACACAAGGTCAATCAGTAACTTTTGTATTTGTTGATTCAACACAAGGTTGGATTAATACTATGGATTCAACTTCTAATGAAAGAGGATCTGCTTTTATAGCAGCAACTGGTGGTACTATAACTAATAGTGGAAATTGTAGAATACACACATTTACAAGTCCTGGAACTTTTTCAGTTTGTGCAATAGCAAACTGTGCTGCAAATAATATAGTTTCATATGTGGTTGTCGCTGGAGGTGGTGGTGGAGCATCTGGATATCAAACTGGTGGTGCAGGAGCAGGAGGATTTAGAGAATTTAAAAGTTCAACAACACCTTATTCAGCAAGTCCATTAGATGGAAATGGTTCAGGTGGTACAGCGATAACAGTAACAACTACATCTTTTCCTATCACGGTAGGCGCTGGCGGAGCAAAGGGTCCCTCTTCTCCTAGTTGTGGAGCAAAAGGATCTAGTGGATCAAATTCAACATTTTCAACAGTAACATCAACTGGTGGTGGAGGTTCTGGAGCTTTTAATCCTTCTTCGCCTGTTGCTGCTGGTTTACCAGGTGGTTCTGGTGGAGGTGCAGGTAGAACATCTGGTTCAAATTCTGCAGGATCAGGAAATACTCCCTCTGTTAGTCCTGCTCAAGGAAAAGATGGTGGAAATGCTAATACTCCTTATGCTCACCCATACGCAGGTGGTGGAGGTGGTGGTGCTACAGTAGCAGGAGGAATTTCAAGTAGTTCTACAGTTGGAGATGGAGGAAATGGAGCAACAACTTCTATTTCAGGTTCACCAACAACTTACGCTGGTGGTGGAGGCGGTGGAGGATATTCATCCCCAGCACCTTCTTCTGGTCCTAATGATAGTGGTGAAGGTGGATCAGGAGGTGGTGGTAAAGGAGGCTATGGTGGTCCAGGTCAACCTACTGCTTGTGGCAATGCAGGTTCAGTTAATACAGGTGGTGGTGGTGGTGGATCCTCTTATGATGGTCAGTGTGGTGGAGCAGGTGGTTCAGGAGTAGTAATAATAAGGTACAAATTTCAATAGGTAAATTATGAGTGAAATAAAAGTAAATAAAATTAGTCCAAGAGCAGCGTGTGGTACAGTTCAGTTAGGAGATAGTGGAGATACATTCACAATTCCTGCAGGTGCATCAATCACAAACTCTGGTACTGCATCAGGTTTTGGTGCAACAGGTTCAGCGTCTTGGAATACAACAGTTAAGACATCAACTTTCACAGCAGTTGCTGGTGAAGGATATTTTGTAAATACAACAGGTGGAGCAGTAACAGTTAATTTACCAGCAGGAACTGCAGGCGCAGTTGTTGCAGTTAAAGATTACGCAAATACTTTTGATACAAATAATTGTATATTAGCTCCAAATGGTTCTGATAAAATTGGTGGAGATAACACTGCTGATGCAATTTTATCAACAGAAGGTATTGCAGTAACACTAGTATTTATAGATTCAACAAAAGGTTGGTTAGTAACAGATTCAGGTTTACAAGACGAAGCACCAACAGCACAATTTATTACAGCAACGGGTGGAACAATTACAACCGTTTGTACTAATTTCAAAGTTCATACTTTTACAGGTCCTGGCACTTTTACTGTTTGTTCAGTAGGTAACGCTGCTGGATCAAATACAGTAGACTATTTAGTAGTAGCTGGTGGTGGTGGAGCTGCTTTTGGAGGCTCTGGCGCTGGTGGTGGCGGCGGTGCTGGTGGTTTTAGAGCTTCATCTGGAACAGCATCTGGTTCTTACACAGCAGGTCCAGGTCCTTTAACAAGTCCAGTTTCTGCTTTACCAGTGTCCGCACAAGGTTATCCAATTACAGTTGGTGGTGGAGGACCAGGTGGTCCAAGTTCACCTCCTGGAAATGCAGGTGCTGGTAATAATTCAATTTTTTCGACAGTAACATCAACAGGTGGTGGTTTTGGTGGCGGTGGAAATAGTCCAAATGTTGGTGGAACTGGTGGATCTGGTGGTGGAGGCAAAACTCATCCATCTACAAGTTGTGGAGGTGCAGGAAATACACCTCCAGTATCTCCTCCTCAAGGAAATAATGGAGGTGGTGGCATCACTGACGGTTCTGGTAGTCCAAATACTTATAGAGGTGGTGGAGGTGGAGGTGCAACAGCAGTCGGAACAACAGTTTCTCCCCCTGCTCCCACACCCGGAGGTGCTGGAGGCGCTGGAGCTACAAGTTGTATAACAGCAAGTCCTGTTAACTATGCAGCTGGTGGTGGCGGTGGAGCTGGAAAAGAACCAAGTGGTCAAAACGTAAACGGTGGAGCGGCTGGTGGTCCCGGTGCTGGTGCAGGTGGCACAAGAGCCGTTGGTAACAACGCACCAAATAATCAAGGTGGTGGCGGTGGTGGTGGAGGCTACGATGGCTCTAATAATGGTGGAGGAAATGGTGGATCAGGTATAGTTGTAATAAGGTACAAATTTCAGTAGTTGAATGATAATTAAAATTAATATATAAGGAGAAACATTATGGCACATTTTGCAAAACTAGGAGCTAACGGAAAAGTTATTCAAGTATTAACTTTGAATAATTCTGATATGCTTAACGCTGATGGTGTTGAAGATGAATCAGTAGGTCAACAATATTTAGAAACACATAATAATTGGCCTGCACAAATGTGGATTCAAACATCTTACAATACATCTGGTGGTCAACATAATAATGGTGGTACACCATTAAGAGGTAATTACGCAGGTATAGGTTATACTTGGGACGAAGATGATCAAATCTTTTGGCCTAAAAAACCTTACGCATCTTGGGTAAAACATAACGAATCAGCTTCTTGGAAATCACCAATCGGTGATGCTCCTGCATTAACTGCAGAACAAGAATCACAAAATACAGCAGATACTCACAGATGGAATTACGTCTGGAATGAAGCTAATCAATCTTGGGACTTGACAGATCATAAAGCATAAATTAAAAATGGTGGTGGTATGCAGAAGAAAGTATTAAGCGAACAAGCGTTATATTTTGGTGATGTGACGATGCCTAAAGATTGGGACATTGACCGAGATAAATTATCAGGCGACATCTTACAATCAGTAATTCAAAACAAAGATTTTCCATTTTCAAGAACTTGGGATATGTTGAACACATATATGCGAGATCACGTTGGTCTTGAATATGGTGTAAATTTAATTAACAAAGAAACGTGGGGTAACATTTATAAACCCAGCGAAACTACAATTCCATTATTAAATATTGATCCAGTGGATCTACGTAACTCTCCAGACTTTACTTTATTATATGGTGTAAAAGTCAAAGACTGTATGGTCAGAATACACTTTGAAGATAACAGACGTAAGGGTAGATCTTGGGATATAGAACTTAAAGATAATATGTTTATTATGTTTCCATCAACTAATATGTATTATTTAACTAATAATCAAAAGGATAGTTTAAATTTCGTACAAACTATAACGTATGAATATATCTAATTATTACTGGCATTTTCCTTCAGCACTCACACCAAAGTTTTGTGATGATGTAATAGCTTATGCAAATTCACAAGAAGAAGTTATGGCTAGAACAGGTGGCTATGGTGATAGAAAATTAAAAAAAGAAGAAGTTAAAGATTTAAAAAGAAAAAGAAATTCTGATTTAGTATGGTTAAATGATACTTGGATATATAAAGAATTACACCCATATGTTCACGAAGCAAACAAAGCAGCTGGTTGGAACTTTGATTGGGAAAGATCAGAATCTTGTCAGTTTACAAAATATAAACACAACCAATATTATGATTGGCATTGTGATAGTTGGGATAAACCTTATGAAAAAGAAGGACCTGACAATGGTAAGATTCGAAAACTATCTATGACTTGTCAGTTAACAGATGGTTCAGAATACACAGGTGGTGAATTAGAATTTGATTTTAGAAACTACGATCCACATATGAGAGATGAGGCTAAACATTTAAGAAAAGCAAAAGAGATATTACCTAAAGGTTCTATTATTGTTTTTCCTTCATTTGTTTGGCATAGAGTTAAACCAGTAACCGCTGGCACAAGATATAGTCTTGTTGTTTGGCATTTAGGAAGGCCTTTTAAATAATGTATATAAATAATTATTTCAATACAACTATTTGGTCAGAACAAAAACCAGAGTTTGTAAAATCATTAACAAAAGCATCTAACAAATATATTAAAGATGCAAGAACAAGAGAAAAAAAATTTATAAAAGAACACGGTGACTTTGGAAGATCATATCATT